AACCCTGCGGGTTGATCGCCGCCTCACCAGGAATGTTCGAGTCGTCAGACGAATCACGGAGACGAGCCTCAAACGCACGGGCAAATCTGCCAGACGCCAAATCCAGCATGTACGGACGGCCGTTCAACGCAACCGGAAAAACGTCAGGCACCAAACTTGACGATGACGACGTACCCGTATAAAACGACGGGCCACCCGTATACGGGGTAGTGAAATCAATCAGCGCCACCGACGCCTACTTCCGAATACGAATCGGATACTGACGATTCAACCGTGCCGCCTCCGCTTGGATGCGGTCACGACGAAGCCTTTGCAGATTCAAAATTGAACCGCCGATAGCGCCAGCCGGCACTTCTTCCGCTCGACGGGTATCACCCTGAGACTCCGTGAAGTTGCGTTTGATTTCACGGCCCGCCATCACCCTAATCTGGGCACCCAACGACAAAAGGTCATCCAACGTGGATGAGCCGCCAGCGTCAGCGACCGTGTCCGATTCGGCGGTGAACAGGTCGTAAGCAGCTTTGTACAGGACACGAACCGAACCGGCCCTGACTGGGGCGTCGAATGCGAGAGCGAATCCTGACGTGAAATCGGAAGTTGGCATGTCACGCAACAGGCGGACGTTGCGAACAATCGGATAATCGTCGTTCAAATACCGGTACCGCACGTCATACAGGTCAATCATGTCGGTGACACCGGCAAGGTTCACCATCCGGTCAGACCCGTTGTACGACACATCCAACGTCTTGATTTGGAACAGGCCGTTCATTGGGGACGACAGATCGCCAAGTTCGGCGTTCAACTGGTTCAAAATGACTTGGCGTGGGAACCGAGGGTTGTGGATAACGATGGCGTTGAGTGCGTGCGAAGCGGCAGTAGTCCCACCGTATCCTCGTTCCACGACAGCGGTTTTGCTGGCCACTGTTACTTCCCACACATACATCAGTTCGGAACCGATCTGGAAAACGGTGCCGTCGGTGATCGGCCCAAGATCGTAGTTGAATACGATGCTGGTAGCGGAGGCGTCGACGGCTAACGCAAGCTTGTTGCGTTCCTCGACCGTCCCCGCCAGCAGTTCGCTGTTGACGCGGTCAATGAGTTGACCGGCTGTAGTCACTTCTTCGGCTTCTTCGCCTCATTGAGTGACAGGGCAGGACCGAACGACCACGAACCGGGACCGTTTGACTGGGCAGACTTCTTGCCCTTGTTCTTCTTCATGTGCAGACCGCCGTAATGCGCCATGTCACTTCCGTTTCCGTTGCTGGGACAGACCGATAGCGATGGCCTGCTTCCTAGATTTTACCTTACGACCGGACGAAGAACGGAGCGTCCCCCGTTTGTACTCCCCCATCGTCTTCTTGACACCTGGCATCCCGCCAGTTTACTACAGAATGCCAGTCTCAACTTGGGAGCGGTCAGTCGCCTCCCGCTCAATCTTCGCAGCGCCGTCCACATGGGCAGGCTGCAAACCGTCACGCCTCAACCGCTTATACGCATCCATGTCTTTCGACCAGCGACGCTCCGTAGCATCAATACTGTTCGCCTGCCCCTTACGAGACGGCATAGCAGCAGCAGAAAAGCCGACATGGGCGACACGGCACCCGAAACAGCCCTCCACATCCAACTCAGGATGAACCTCACGATGTTTCATGTGAAACAGTCTACGAGATGTACGGGCCGTAACCGGCAGCAATCAAAGCGTCCCGCTCATCATCATCAAACAACACATGATCATGGCCGCCCTGATAGATGATCGCAATGTCGGTGTCGTCCATCGGCTGATTCTCGGTGAACGTCCCGTCAGTCAACTTCCACACGTTGCGGCCACGCGGACCGGGCTGATAGTGGCGATACAGCGAGTACACAAGTTTGTTGGCGGGGATCATGTCGATCCCGTAGAAGTCGGAGCCGGTGAAATCGACCTGGTTGTCGGTGGGCGGGCGGAACACCTGGTAGCGGCGTCCCGCACCGGTTTGAGTTCCTGCGCCGGTGCCTGCCCCGGTGCGCCGGTATAGGCGGCGTGACGTGGTGACGCCTGCGCCCGCGCCTGATCCGCTGCCGGTTCGAGGGTGGATGGTGAGGCCGATGGCGGTGTCGCCGGCTGTTGCGCCACCGGTTCCGTAGGAGGTGCGGAGGTGTTCGTGAAGGATCGCGTTGTTTGACGTGCCGGTGCCTGCACCGGTTGCGGTGCGTGGGACGATTCGAACACCGGTCGAGGTGGATGCTCCAGCGCCAGACGAGCTGCTGGTGCGCGGATGGATGGTGAGTTGGACGGTGACGGATGCCCCGGTGCCGGTGCCCGTGGCGGTCCGGTCAACGGTCTTGGAGCCGTTGTACGAGGCCGTAACGTCCGCATAGGTGATCGAGGTTGACGAATAGCCTTGTGGGGTGTCGGTGACTGCGCCTTCGTAGGTGACGGTGATACGGTCGTAGTCGGCTTCGGAGTCGTACCGGTCGGAGGCGAGGGTGTCGCCTGCGTAGGTTACGTTTTCTTCGTAGTCGGTGGACGACTCGTACAGCCGTGCCATTGTCAGGCTCCCGGCGGATCAGGAAACTCAGCGGTAGGGCTGGGAGTCCAAGTGGCTGGGAAGTCACGCAACTGCTGACGGTACGTTTCCCACGCCTGCTTGTCAGTCGGTGCATCAGGCAGAACAGTCCAGTCGCACCAAGCCAAAAAGCCGTTTCGGGCTTTCCGCATTTCTTCAGTTTGGGCTTCGGGTGTGTCACCGTCGAAATCGCATCTCACCAACATCAGGCCGCTCCTACATCCTCAACAATGATTCCATGATATGAAACGCCGCCAATGTTGCCGTTCGCTCTGATCGTGCCGGTATTTGTTAAAGAGGCCAAATACAAGTCGTGTGTTCCGGCGGCGAATGTTGCGAAATGAATTACCACGACGTGTAAAGCATCCGCGTAACCACTACCAGTACCCAAAGCAACATTTGCGTCTTGTAACAGGTTTCCAGTAGCAACCGGACCGTCCATGATTCGCAATCTTCCGTAAAGATTGGTGCTGGCCTGATCTAAGTTTGCGAAGCCGGTCACCTTCAACTGTCTGCTTGCCGACAACGTCACCGACACGTTCACGATGTCAGTTCCGCTTGTGCCGATACCAGTAAAATCTGCAGTCGATTTGGCCGAAGCCAAAACACCTGCTGGCAACTGGGCGATCTTGTAATCATGGCTCGACGCAACCCCAGACGAATCCGCACCCACCTTTGCCTGCAACGCCTCAACAGCATCATTCAAATCCGAATGTTGCGTAGCATGAGGCACCGACACAGAATCCATCGCATCCGAAGACGACGGATTCGTAAACGTGTCAAGCGAAGAAGGAAAATTAGAGGCCATCAGTTACTTCCTGCCAAGATTGCGGAGCTTCATCCCAATTGTACAACAAGCTGTAAGTTTAGCAGCAGATTACCGAAACGGCGGTCCAGTAATCCACGCCACCAACGAATAGCGAACACCCTCGGTGACCGGCGTTACTCGGTGCGGCATCCACGACGGAAACAGAAATGCCCGCCCACGTTCCCGCCCCAAAAATTGTAACGATATATCGTTCCCGTCCGGTGAAATTTGTAAATCACCGCCTTCGTAATCTTTTGGATCTGATAATTGAATTGTTAAAGACAATTTACGAGGCGCGTCACCGGGGCCCATATCACAATGCCAGTCATAATGAGCATTGGGTGCTTGGTATTGGGTAAATTGTAAACCTTCAATAAACCCAGTAAGATCAAAATTGAAATACTGGGCGTTGATACCATTAACCATTTGAGAAAGACGTTGAAATATCCATTCAGTCTTTACAGACGGGTACAAAAATTGTACTGATGACACCCTTATGCTGGCTGGCGCATTAAAGACAGGTGCATTTTGCATCTCTTGCGATGCGCTGCTAATAATTTTGTCACATTCTTGATCGGTGAAAACATCCGCCCATGCGGATGTACTTGAAGGGTTTAGTTGTAGCGGCCACCCGCCTCCAATTTGAATCATAATACTGTTTTTTATTTACTTTCAAGTTTTACAGATGCCCATTTGTTTAACGGACAGGCTGCTTCAGCAAACTTTACTTTAGCCTTCATAAAACACAAACACTTCCGACACTGCGTGGTCGGCAACAAAAACTCGCATTTCTTACAAACGTCATAACGGGCCTGAGCAACCTCACGATCCAC